TGGTTGATGGCACGTGAAGAGCGACGCCAGGAAAAAGACTCCAACCTTGAAGGTATGATCCGACTCAACGTGCTTGTGTCCTTTCTTACTCTCGGTCTGGTCGGTGGCTTCGAGGCTGTTCAACTTGGCATCAGCCTAATCCCGTATCTTTGAAGCGCACACATCACACACCCAAACATCTGGGCAGTACTTGCGACGTCCCCACTTTGGGTTGAAGAACGCCAAGACTGGCGCCATCCTCAACGCCAGGTCAGGGACATCGCCCTGGTAACCACACATCGCGCACGTGGCCTTCATCGTCCACCACTTTTGGCGTGATCGTATGGTTCTTGCCATTCACCATCTTTGATGTCAAGGAGAATACAACTGTACGATCCCAAGAAGTTCCGTGGTGTTGGACAGTCGCCCCACCAACATCGGTGTTCCCACTTGACTTTCAACGTCATGTTGTATTCGACAAACTTGATTTCTTTGCACTCATGCCAGGACTCTAACGCGTATAGCCACTCCTGGTAATCCGGGCGATAGTCCTCGTCCAAGCATGGGCATTCGTAAAAGTGTTTCCTCCATCGTTCAAGTGCCAACTCCTCGTATTGTTCGAGCGCGTACTTGGTCATTCTTGCTCACCTTCGTAAGACTTCCACACGTGGCGGAGGCGCAGCAACTGCTCACGCCCCAACGTCTTGACGGCCACGTCGATCAGTTGGCTGACCTTGTACCCATCTTCCTTGGCTTTCTTCAATATCAAGTGTGTTTCATCACTCACCGTTATGCTGTATTGGTTTCCCATGTACCGTCCAGAACGCTCGTGCATATAATAATAATGTTATTGAACATACAGAAAAGTAGGATTGAGTTACAAACTTCTCAAATACATGGTAGTAACATTGGCAGGGTGGGTGGGGGTGGGTAAGGGTCACCCGCTATGCGATAGAGCGCGGTGACGGCGCTGTGAGAGTAAAGAAGATGAGGTGCTGGATTAAGTACGAGAGCATCGTTAGTTTGGGTTGGTCGGGGGAGCCGGCTCGCTGCTTAGTTAACCAAGAAAACCCCCGACCACCCCAAAAGAGATGATACAATGGCAACCAAAAAGACCTCGATGTTTACGCTTACAGAACGACTTAGCATTACTGCGGCAAGCACCGATACGTTTGCTACCATTGACCTTGGTTCCTACGTGGACGTTGGCGATCGTCAAGCCATCCAAGTTCACAGTGTTGATTTTATCTTCCAGGGCACAACCGCTGCTGAAGCAATTTGGTCAACGTTTGGTGGTGCCGCTCAAGCCAGCATTCAAGTTGCTGACCTCAACCGGGGCGGACTTGTGTTCAGCGATGACCGCGCACTAGTGGCAAGTGGCATCCTCAACTTCGATAACGATGCTTACCTCCAAAACGCCACCGACCTTTACCCCGACAACTACGGCAAAGGATCCGATGATGGTCGCTACGTGGTCAACGATCAACTCTACATTACTGGGTTAACAACTGCCCTAGCATCTGGAAAGACGTTGAACGTCACCGTTCGTGTCAATGCTTCAATTGTTTCCTTGACTGCCAAGGACTTCATGGCCATCGCAATCCAGTCAACCGCTGCAGATAACTGAGGGTGATTCCCTTGGTTAAGATTGAAGGTACGCTCGAAGAAATCCGGGCGATGTTTGCAGAGGGCGCCAAAGCCCAAGCAAAGGTTGAGGCAAAGAAAGCCGGTAAGGCCGTTGTCAAGAAAGCCGTCAAGGTTGCCAAGCGCGCACCATCGGCATACAACAAACACATGAAGAAAGAACTTGCACGTCTGAAGAAGAAACATCCGAAGACCCCTCATGCGACGTTGTTCAAGAAAGCCGCCAAGTCTTGGAAAGGATCTAAGAAAAAGGGGGGTAAGAAGTGAAGGTTTTAACAAAAGAGTTTGCACCTTTGTACGTTGAAAAAGCGACTGGCACTGATTACACAATATCAGAAGGTCCGGGTTGGCGACAACTTGCTCCTGGCTTTGGTGGATTTGTTGCTAGCACATATTTTGACTTGGCCGGGTTGTCTCAACGTGAAAAGACGTTGTTCTTTGAAGGCGCAGCAGTCCAAGAAGTTCTACCACCGTCATCAACGGCTGCTACAGTAGGTAATGGCCTTGTAGTGTGTGACATTATGTGTACAAGTCCAATGACTGACGCCCAAGCATCAGCATTTGCTTTGAGTGCAAACTTTGCAGACGGTTCAACTCAACTAAGTTTTGAGCAAACAGTTTACGGACGTGTACGCGTATTCAACATGAACCTTGATACTTTGGCAGGCGGTTATTACGATGTCCTTTCAAACAATCAATTAGGTTCTCTTGAACCAACTGCAAGTGACCGGATCTATTGTTATCGAGTAGTTTCATTTGGCCAGGCCAATGCCAACGGTATTCATTCTCTTTACGGCGCACGTTTTCTTCTACAAGCCATTGCGAAGGAAGAAGCAGAGTTTCAATATCTCATGCGACTTCAGAGATCTTACGTGCTTCAACAATCACATGACGAGGATTGATGCACGTGGACTTCTATTACAGTCCGTTTCAGGAACAGCTGCAAGAGCGCGTTCTTGATACCCTGTTCTCTCCAAAGCGAACGATGACGGCGGTCAAAGCAACCCGCTTACCTCAGCCAATTGCCTTAGGCGTGTTTGCTGGCGCCGCTTTCTTTGCCTTTGCTCCATTGCTACAACCAGGGCCACCAGCAAAGATACCAGGCCCCGGAATACTCCCAGTGTTTAACGTGGGGAGGTTTGTCATATGACCACTGAAAGTGAAACTGAAATTGAAGCCCGAACATCAAAGACCACCCGTTTCGCCGAATGGTTGATGGCACGTGAAGAGCGACGCCAGGAAAAAGACTCCAACCTTGAAGGTATGATCCGACTCAACGTGCTTGTGTCCTTTCTTACTCTCGGTCTGGTCGGTGGCTTCGAGGCTGTTCAA